CAGTGGCGTCACGGTCTGAGCGAAATTTCGCTGAGGATTCAATTTCGGGCAATCCTTTCGCGCCAGCAGTAAACCGAGTGCCGTCGGTCGATTTTTCGGTGATGATCCACCATCCCTCGGGTAGCCACATCAGCATTCCCTCCTGTTAAATTCTCCCGCTGTTAAATCAGGAGGCTGTTTTTTTACCTTGGCGTTGTCGCACTCTCCGCCAACGCCCCTCTCGGCCAAGGCGGCAATCTTTCTCAGCTTCGCTCGAATGGTTTCCGTGTCCGCCATGATCCGCCTCAGTAGACCATCCTCACGTTGTTCACCTCCCCGGCCCGCGCCAGCGCTGGGGCCAGAGAATGCGTCAGTCGGCCCGGACAATCATCAGCCGATCCGGTCCGGCCTGCCCGTGGCTCATTACATTGCAGGCCGGGATCCCATCATAGCGGCTCGGAGCACTGTAATACTCATCGATGTATGCCTGTGCCTGCTCGTATGTGTCAAACTCGGCAATGCCAAGATCGTCATCCGGGGTGACACACTCGGCATCTGTAGCCCACTTATGCGCATAGCGTGGCAGCGGCGCATTGCACGTGCCGGGAAAGTATTGCGGCTCGCACCACACGCGGAATGGCCCCTCGTCTCCTGGCTTGGCGATCACAAGCGTGCTCAGAGCATTGAGCCCCCACGCCGCCAACCACTCTGCCTGCTCATCGCTGCCATCGGTGATATTGCTCCACCACTCCTGCACATGCTCCATCATTGTGTCGCGGCTGATGCTGATGGCCGTAATCGCACCTTGCTCGCGATCGATGTAGAGCGAGAGGCCATTGCCCAGATCGTAGCGGTAGCACGCATCGATCTCGTTATCCGCCACCTCTGTGCAGCCTTCGCCGCACCAATCGGCCCAATCAATATCCGGCAGGGCTGGCGTAGCATCGGTGTAATTGGCGATCTCGTACTCTTCGCCGTTGATCGTGATGGTTTGTTCAGTTGTCATCGTTCATTCTCCTTTTTCCGGCCCGCCGCCAGGCCCGGCTGGATAGCAGCCGATCTCACGAGGTGGGAGCGGAGCGCCGGGCCGGCGGGCGAGCTGATGATTGCTGTGTGTGGTTGTTGGAGATCACTGCTGCTATCCACCCTATAGGGATGTCACGGTGTAGTGTTACGCGTGTCCGAGCCGAATCGTATGCGCCCAGTATGCGCTTCCTGCCTGGATCGTAGCACGACCCTCATTATTGAGGCAAAAACGCAGGAAAAAAATCTGCAAATCAGGCTCAATAAAATGCTTATCGCAGAATTAAAAATTGTGATTATGACGAATCAGAGGCGGCGTATGCGAAAAGAAGTCAAGAACGCGCCAGGGCGAAAAAGCGGAAGGCCCCGGCCCGCATGGTACGACCAGAGGCAGGGCAGGGGGGCGAATAGGACGGGGTTAGTTGCTATGGCGGTTCGCTGTTCAGGGCCGAAAACAGGTTTGCCAGAGCCTGCGCACCGTCGGCGTTGTCGTGGCTGTACGATTCGCCCGAATCGTTGATTTCCATGCAGGCTATGGCGGCGCGTCTAATGCACGCCAGATAGGCACACCACCCGGACAACGGCACACCATCAGGGCAGCCGGAATAGCGCATGGCGTCGTTTAGCTCTGCTTGCAATCGCGCCGTTTTCTCCAGCGTGATTTTGTGTTCATGCGTGAGACTCATGGTTTTCCTTTCGTCGCGCGCCACGATAACACGGCGTCGCATGGTCAAAGTGCTCGATTCGCTGGGTTGCTCCACACTTGGAGCATTCGACGAATACCATACCGGGGCTGGGCTCACATCGGACGCGATGGCAGACACAGACGCAGCCCGTGCATTCTGTGACTGCAAACGGGGTCCTATCGTTCGGTTTTGGGTTAGGGTTGGCTTCTACAGTCGTCATAGTTCTAATCTCCATTCTCTTCTGCACGGGGACGGGGTTAGGTCAAAGTCCGGTAGTCGCTTTTCTTGATATGTCGTGTGAGCATGGTTCTGTCCTTTCGGTTTTTGGTTCGGTCAGTGGTTCGGCACGTCGCACTCGCATCCAGTCTCGTATGCGTCCAATTCGCGCCCGCAGTGAGCACAGGTAACAGGGGGCGGCGTGGGCTCATCGGGCTCTGTCATGACTTTTTCGCGGTGGGCCTGTGCCGTATCGCGATCTGCATACCATCTCGCATAGGCGGTCAGGCGGTTTCCGGGCGTCCAGTCGTCGGGAATCCACCACACGCCAGTTGACATTTGGTCGGCATCCTCGATCACAAAAATACCATCTCGATATTCGTCGGCCGTGATCTCATTTGCATTTCTGATTGCCATCGTAATTTCCCTTTCATTCGGTTGCGTGTTCGGTTCACTCTGCCCCGGCGCGGGAGCGGGGGCAGGGGGTTAGACGCCCCAACGGTAGTGCTGGCCGTTGGAGGCTATGTAGTCATCGCAGGATTCGCGTCGGCCGTCGATGATCTCGCAGGCGATTTCCTCTGCGATATCTGCCGGGCAGTCCAGATCATCCACGCTACGCCAGCAATGACCCTGGCCACCACTCATATCGATCTGTACGCGGTAGTTTGTCATCATCTCGTTCATCGTCATTCCCCTTTCTTCAGCTCTTCAGCCCTCGCGGGCAACAAATGCGTCCTCCAGAGCCTCGGTCACGAGGTCCGAGACCGCCCAAGCCTTGCCGGTTCTGGGGTTGTAGCGGGTGTCCGCCATGATCCGCCTCAGTAGACTATCCGCACGTTGTTCACCACGCCGGCCGCGATCTTCTCGACCAGATACGCCGCCTGCTCGGGCGTGAAGTCCAGCATCACCAGCGACTCCCGCGCCTCCCGGTGAATCCGCTCCCGGTGCTTGGCGTTCGCCGCCAGACGCTCCAGCCTCTTGCGCTCGGCCTCTTCCGCCGCCAGTCGCTCGCGCTCTTTGCGTTCGGCCTCTTCCTGGGCCTGACGCCGGGCCTTCTCTTCGGCCTCTCGGCGAATCAGTTCTTCGCGTTCCACCCGCTCGCGTTCGGCCCGCTCGGCCTCGGCCTTGCGTCGGTTCTCTTCCTCGATCCGGGCCAGCTCCGCCTCCTTCTCGCGGACGATTCGCTCTCGCTCGCGCAAGGCATACTCGGCGTACGCCTCTTCCTCGGCCTGGGCCTTCAAAGCGGCAAGGCGAGCTTCCTCGGCGAGACGTTCCTGCTCGGCTTCCCACTCAGTCAATGGTTGTCGGGTTTCGTCCCGCAACGCATCCATCGAATCCCGCCAGACCTTGCGGCCGGCGTCGATCCTGGCCGGCATCGCTTTCAGTTCCGCCACCCGGTCCTTGCCGAGATTGTCCACCAGCACCTTCGCCGATGAAACCTTCCGGGCCAGAGAAGCGATGGCCTTGCGCCCTGCGTCGGTAGAGACATCCGGGACATGCTTCTTGACCGCATCTTCGATCCGAGCAATCAAACCGGCCACCAACAATGCCCCCGCATCATCCTTGGCCGTGAACAGTTCCGTCGGGTCGATCTCGTCAATCTTGATGAGGTCGGTCGGTTCAATCGTTTCCGTCGTGTCTGCCTCTTGTACTACTCGCATGATTTGCTCCTTTCTCTACGGCCCCGCCGGCCCCATGCGGTAGCCGTCTGCGTGAACCAGAATCCGGCCCGTCAACGGTTGCGGGCCCCCTATGATTTGCAGTTCGGTACAGGTGAAGAACTCGACCGCCGCCGCCGCAAGGCCGTAGGCCCTGTGGTCAATCCATGCGTCGATCGGTGCCCGCCAGTCGTCCGGGTCCGCCAGGAGATCGAACGCCTTGCGCATGTTCGCTATCGTGTGACCTCTGTACTCCTGGTTCGCCTCAGCCTCCAGTGCCCGAGCCTCCTCTTTCGCGAACGCCGCCATGACCATTTCGACGCCCCGGCCCAGGTCGTCAGCGATTCGCCTGGATGCTTCAAGTTGATGGTTCATCGTCTTTCCATTTCAAATAGTGGAATGTTGATTGTTATACATAGTATATCGGCTAACTATACCTATGTCAAGAGCAAAAAGGCGAAATTTCATGGATTTTTATGGATTTTTTCCAAAAGCACTGACACCCGCCTCCAATACCCCTGCGTGGCTGCCTTTTGGGGGCCGTCCGGTCCCCCGTTCCAGCCCCGCGCCCACTGTTCGGACGTCCCGTCCGGCCAGTAGTGAAGGCTGTAGACACAGAACATCTCCACGCTCCTGCGCACATCCCACCGATCCGCCAGGGTGTATCGCGTCTCGCCGACGATCCGGTTCACCTCTGCCACCATCACCGGCTGAATCTGGAGGATGCCGACCGCCAGCCCGCCGTCTCCGACAGCGCGGGGATCGCCGCCACTCTCCACTATCGCCATTGCCGCCCACGTCCGCCCGAGCCGCTCCGCCACATCTCCCCGCGCCACCCCGCCCAGGCACAGCAACACGTAGACCGCCACCGCCAAACGCACCTCTGTCCGCTTCATAAACACCTCCTGCTGCATGGGTTAGAATGAGGGTACTTCTATATGGAAGTATAAGATATGATCGGCAGGAGCGGGCCGTAAATTCAGGAAAAAAGCTATCCAGAACAAAAAAAAGCGGCCCCCGTTGACGAGACGGGGGCCAAGGGAAAGACGATGACTCACGGTCGCCGCCCTGTGCGGGCGGGCTTCGCATGAGACACCGAAGATCAAATGTCGCTGAGCTTCATCTTTCGCAGGGCCTTTCCGACTTGTGCTCCTATCCTGCGACGAATCCGGGCTTCCTCCGGCAAATCGTCGGTCATGGGTGGACAGATGCCATCCCCGAGAATCGCCACCAGTGTGCCCACACTCGGACGCCGTCGCTTCTCGATCCAGTATCCGCCCGATGCGCCGCACCGACTTGTCACCACACCCTCTCGCAACAGCGGAATCATCACCTGCTGCACACTGGCCCGGCTGATCCCCACCGCCTCGCCGATCTCGGCCAGGGTCATCGCCGATTCCTGCCCGGCCAGGAAGTTGCATATCCGAATAGCATAGATGGCTGTCTTGCGAACCTGCACGTTGCGAATCCCCAACAAACCCCAAAAGCCCGACCGATGCCGTGGCGACTACTGCAAAGTATACCAGATTCGTATTCCTTGTCAACATCATTTTCAGAAAATCCCATCTGATTCCAACGCCCGCCAAACCGCGATGCGCCCCAACCAGGTCATGCCTCGCCACAGATCGCCAAGCAGTCCACAGGCATCAGCCATGCCGCTTTTCGATGTCATCTGCATCCCTCCACCAAATCCCTCGCGACCAGAAACGCATACAGGTACTCCGACCGATCTCCCTGTGGCCGGCACTCGACCGCCCGGTCGTCCACGTACGCCGCCGCCAGAGGCTTGCCCTGCCCGACGTAAATCTCGTCGTAGGCGAACCCGTGGGCGTCGAGCCACAGCTTGACGCGCTGCGTGAGCATCTGGACCGATTCGTTCCGCCCCGAAATCTTCGGGTCGGCGTTGGTCCTGGTGGTAAAGATCACCACCCTGGCGATCTCCTGGAGCTTCTTGGTGAACTGGACCGCGCCAGGGATCGGATCTCCAATGTGCTCGACGCCCTTCCACCCGTCGTACTGTGCCAGCACGCCGTCCAGGTCGACGCAAACGCTCTTCTTCATGCTCCATACTCCCGCACCTTCGTGATTCTCAATTCCCCCCGCTTGACCTCGGCGAACACCATCTGGAACGCGAACTCGGGGTACATCTCCGCTGCCGTCTTGAACTTCACCGCCGCGTCGTCCTCCACGTAGCCGCCCTTGACCTCGTGGAACTGAATCTCGTCACCCATGACCACCATAAAGTCCGGCGTATAGAACGTCCGGTCAGCCAGCCGGAACTTGATCGGCTCAAACCGGAACGATTGAATCTCCCCGGCGCGCTGGAGCAATGCCAGCCGCGCCGCATATGCCGCCTCTGTCTTGTTCATCGTGCCCGGTGCCTGTCGTTTCCGAGGGCGAACCCGCCCACCTCTGCTAAAGGCCGCCATACGATATCCTTTCCACCAAAAACACCTTGCCTTGCGTCGCGTCGCCGCGCCGCGCCACGCCTTATCATGCCTTGCCACACCTTTTTGTTCTTAAGCCCCTTCGTAATCTGCCCAGGAACCCCCGATCTTAGGGGCCGGAAGCCACGATCTGCCCTTCGCGAGGGGGCAGGAGGGGTCCGGGCCGTTCGTCGATTGTAGAGGCATATAGGAGCCGTTAAAAGTACATCCGCATTCTTGACCCCAAAAACCGCGACAAACCACCCGAAACCCCTCCCCCAAGAACTACGCCTGGGCCTCTTCCAGTATCTCACCGGTCTCAACGTCCACACGATGGCGTCCATCGTCCGTCAGAAGCGTCCCCTGCTGCGGCGAGTCCATCTTCGAGCCGCCCCGTTGGACGAACAGGCACTCCCGGCCCTTGCTCGGATGGCTATCCACACTCGCCACGCTCGTGTACGCAGGTGGATTCGGCGGCGTGGCCACGATATCGCACGCGATGTCCACAGAGCACGGTTCGTGATCCTCGACCATGGCCGCCAGACTGTCGGCGTCCGCCGAGAACTCGACCGTCAACGTCAGCTTCGCCTTCTTCTTCGCCGCCCGCACCCCGTACTTGCGCACGTACTTCACGTAGTCGTCCTGCAAGGCGGCGAGCTTCTCCATGAAGTCCTCGTACACCTTGCCCTGGTTGAACTGGCCGATGCCTTCCAGTGGCACAAACGAAAACTGGCTCACTTGGCCCCCCTTCTCTTGCCGTCCATCCCCACCGGGATTTCCAGGTAGATGAGCGCTTTCGCCGCCGCCATGCGGCCGATCACCGCCGCCTTGGAGCCGCGAACCGACACCCCCTTGATCTTGGCCAGGGCCAGCAAGTCGCCCTTGACCATTGCATCCAACACCGCCCGGCACTCACCGGCCGGCACCGCAACCTTCGACATCTTCGTCTTCACGTCCTTGTCCTTTCGCATACGGTTCCACTTTCCGGCCAGAGGCACACCGTGGCCCCTGCCCGGCAATCCACCGGCTACGCCAGCGAGTCGCTGTTCTTGCGGCCGACATACGACCACCGGCCGTGCTCGACCTTGCCCAGGCCCACCACCGCAGCCAATGTGCTCGACACCTTGTCCAGCACCCTCTGCGTCGCCGCGACCTTCTCCCGCTCGACATCCGAAGAGATCAACTGCACCATCACCCCGCCGGCGTCCTCGACCACCAGCGACACCTCCATGCGGGCCGGCTCACAGTCCATGAACACCGGACACTCGATCACGATCGTCTCGGGCAGGTCCACAACCGTGCTCTGGACCTGTCCCTTGATCTTCGTCTCGATCATCACGCCATTGGTCGACTCGGCACCAAAGCCCGTCGCCGCCTCGACCTTCTTGCTGACCCGAATCTGAGACAGCATCATCGCCAGCATCCTCGGGTCCGGCTCCACAATCACATGCCGCTGCCCGAGCACGAATTTGGCGAATGCCTTGATGTCGCGCGGTGCGCCGCCGATCCAGTCGGACCACGGCCCAAACAGGGGGTGATACAGAGGCTCGAACGACACGCCCTCAAAGCCGGTCGCCGCCGTCTCGTCCAGCACCGCCTGCATCTCGCCAGTCGTCGGGTCCGCCAGCACCACAAGATCGTCCGTGGCGTACTTCTGGAGGTACTCGATAAACCCGTCCACCGACCAGAACACATGAGCCCGCGGCGGACTCTCGGCGCGGATCGGCTGAACCCCCTCCTGCTTGAACGTGACCTCCACGTGCTCCTTGTCAGCGAGCATGCGCTTGGCCACCTCCACCGTGTTGTTGTGCGTCCTGGCAAGCTGTTCCAGGAACCCATTGACTGCATCAGGCATGTTTGCCTCCTTTCAAAAACAGAAATCCCGAAAACACAGGTCAAAACACTCCGTCCAACTCGACTGGATTGGCCGCGAAGAACTGCTCGTCACTCAGCCCGGCGTGCTCGCATTCCGGCAGCGGCTTGGGGGCGAACACGTTCGTCTCTTCCGCCCGAACGCCGGCCATCATTTCGCTCGCCATCTGCGGCACTGACTTGCGGCGCGGAGCCTTCGCCATGTCGTCCGCCACCGCCGACACCAGATCCGCCGCACTCGCCAGCCTCACCTTTCGCTCGTAGTGCTCCGCCAACCACCTCTTCCCCAGCGTCTCTTCCGCCTGCATCGCAATGATCGCCTCGGCCTCCAGCATGGCCTGACGTCCCCGCAACTGGCCCATCGGCTTGTCCGGCTCGGGCCGTACGATGATCCACTCACCCGCGTAGACCTCCACCACCTTGCTCAGTGCCTTCGATGCGTGCTTCTCCAGCAACTCGTCCCACTCCGGCATCACGCTTCCCGCCGGCCACCAAAACTCGAGCTTGTACTTGCCATCGGCGCTCTCGATCCGATACGCCAGCCTCGGACCCGACTTGATCTTGCCGCCCTCCGCCGCCTTCTCCGCCGCCGCCTTGAACAGCAACCCCCGGAGCGTCGAAATCTTCGGCACCCGCCTATCCCCAGCCGGACTGACGCGGTACTTGCGCATCACCTCATTGACCAGATCCTTCTCGAACCGCTGGAACAAATCCACGTACAGGTCCACCTCGGCCGGACTCGGCTCCCAGGCGTCGTACAGGGCCTTGAACTCACTGGCCAGATAAGAAGCGTTGCTTGCGTTCACGGTATTCCTCCACTTCCTTCGGGATGTCGCGCTCGTTGCCCTTCTTGTTGAACCGCGTGCCGTCGTGATCCGGGAGATTGAACACTCCAGGCAGGAACTTCGTCAGCAGCGCCGTATTCACCAAAAACTTGCCAAGGGAATGCGGATGGGTTTGCGAACCCGGAAACTCTCTGGCCCGCTTGTAGTTTTCCATCGCCGCCATAATCTCTTCGTGGCTGAATCGGTTCGGCGGAACACCGGTCACCAGGGCCACGTATCTTGGCTCAAGCGATATCAACTCCGCCTCCTTCACCGGCTCAGGCCCAAACGTGTTCCAGAACGCCACCAACTCGCCAAACCGCGAGAGGGGCCTGTCGTCGTGGTCGTAGTCGTTTCCCGGAATTCCCGGAATTCCCGGCGTTTCCCGGAATTCCCGGCGGTTCCCGGAATTCCCGGCGGTTGGTTGGTTGGTTACGTCTACGTTGAGTTGTGTTGAGTTGAGTTGTGTTGTGTTCCGCGCGTGCGCGTGCGCGCGCGAGGAATCTTCCGGCTCACAGACCAGCCATCGCAGGGCCGGGCTCGACAGGACTGCCAGGGCGTTGGCCACCTGCTCGCGGTCCAGGCCCAGCACAAACGCCAACGGCTCTTCCGGCGAATCGTCCACGTACCCTCGTTCGTCCCTCTTGGCGTCGGCAGCGATCTCCAGCAGCTTGCAGAAGATGCCGAAAACTGCCGGAGCCTCCCGGACCCCGGCCACCTGGATCAGTTTGCGCCAACCCATCCCCAGGGACCGACCATAGACCTTGAGCCGGACGAATTCCAGCGGCCCAGCACGCCTGGGGAATCGGTCATGCAAGGCATGGCCCTTGCTGTTCACCTCGTACCGTTGATCCCACTCCCGGATGTAGTAGCGAGTCATCCTACGTCCCCTTCGGTGTCGATCTCCTGCTCCCCATCAGCCATCCGAGCCTTGCCGATACACTCAGCAAGCCGGTCGAAATCATACCCCTTGACCGCGTTTACGGCAGCGAGGACATCGCTAACGATACCCCCCCAAACACCAGAGAATTTCCAGCCAAACCGGTCGCAGACGGCCATCATTGCCAGGGCACACATTCGGCAGTCTGCATCTTGTAGGATGTCCCAGAGTAACTCAAAGACATCGCCCTCGACACCAGGGGAAACACCACGAAAGCACCTGGCAAGGTCGCGCAGGTTTTCTGTCGATAATGAGTCCCTGCAAGCCTCAATCAACTCGGCCTCCGCCTCCCTTCGTTCGCTGGTTTCCGTTTCGTGGCAACGGCAGCAGAGAGTCACGAGATCGGCGTCAGGCACATCCCAGGGATCGACGCTGTGGCGATACCGCTTGTGGTGAACATGCAGCGTGCTTTCCGTGTCGCCACAGTACGCGCACGACCATCTGTCCCGTTCCAGAATATACAGGCGCTTCTTCTGCCACCGTGGATCAAGCAACTTCTCTCGATACGTACCGGACTTGACTTCCTTGCCCATGCTCTGCTCCGTGAAAACTTCCCTTGCCTTGCCTTGCGTCGCGTCGCGTTGCCTGGCCGCGCCGGGCGCAGCCCGGTCGCACCATGCTATTTCGTAAACGCCTCCAACAGCTTCGCCATATCCGGCGCAGCCGTAGCCTTGCGAGCCACCAGCCGCTTGGTCATTTCCGTCCGTGAAAACTGCTCTATCGCCTTCAGCTGAGCGACCTGCACCAGCACCTCAGTCCGCTCCGCTTCCGGTAGCTGCTCGACCTGGATCGACCGACCTACGACCAAGGCCCTCCGCGACACCTTGCCGACGTGCCGGCGCATGCTCCTGATGACCCCGTACTTCTCTTGATCGTCATAGCACTTGATCGACCCGGTCATCTTCACGCGCCGCCAGACAAGACCGTAGTTCGTCTCCACGTGCTTGATTGCCGATTGAAGATTTCCATACCCGTCGCCATCGGGCATCGTCTTGCGCCCACAGATCGTGTACAACTGCTCATCCGTCAGCACGTCGCCCACCTTGCCCGCACTGAGCACCTCGATGAGCTTGGACGTCGCCAGCCGCATGCCCTGCCGTACCGCTGTCGCCTTTACGTTTTGCGTATCCATACGTGATCTCCTTCATACATTCCCTTGCCTTGCCTTGCGTTGCCCAGCCACGCCAAGCCGTGCCGCGCCACGCCACGCCAGGCCAGGCCCAGCCACGCCAAGCCGTGCCGCGCCGCGAGCACTTTCGCGTCACACGTCCCACGCTACTTTGACTACCTCGAATCGCCCGTAATACCCGTTGTTCCGGGGACGGAACCGACCGATCCCGATGAACTTGCCCGCCTCTTCCAGGTGCTTGATGAACACGTCTTTCGTGATCGTCTCGTCAAGCACGTAAAACGTCACATCCCCCTCCCACGCCGGAATGACAGGGAAACACTTCGAGACCCGCTTACCGCCGCCCCGCTTGCCATCCGACGGGACAAACAGCCACTCCCCTTCGACCTGCTCCGGCTTGAGCGGCAGGACCAACGGATCAACCACCATCAGCCCCGCCTCGATATGCTTGGTGTAGGTCGCCTTGCCTTTGCCAGGGATTTGCATCGCCAGATACCGCGCCACCTCCGCAATGCAATTCTTGAACGCCATCGGCGGAATAAAGACATTCCCCGCCTTGTTTACATGCAAGCGGTTGCGCCAGGTGCGATCTTCGTAGTCCTTCGCCGATTCCTTGTTCAGCTTCTCCACGTCGTAGTGCCTGCTCTGGCTGTACGGTGCCGTCGATCTCAGTGTTGCCACCACGGTCTTCATAGCTTCGTTCTCCTAAAGAAATTCCCTTGCCTTGCGTTGCCATGCCGGGCCCCGCCACGCCATACCACGCCATGCCACGCCGCGCCACGACCAGCCCAGCCACGCCCGGCCTTGCGTCGCCACGCCCAGCCACGCCAAGCCGTGCCCAGCCACGACAGGTAACATCACTCGATCCGGAGCGGATCGCCAATCCATCGCACCAATCTCTCCAGAAACCCGTTCAACATCCCAAGCACCATCAACTGTCCACGAACCGTGTCCTCATTCCCCGGCCGGCCGCACGCGGAAATGTACGCGGACATGAACCTCCATCGCGTCTGCTGGTCCGCCTGCAACTCGGGCCGGCAACAGGAGAAGTCCGGGCAGCACATGCCACGCTCGTCGTCGTGAACGCTGTGACCGGCCACCCACAAAGACAACTGCTCAAACTCGGTCATGACACTGTTCGTGATACATCTTCACCAAGTCGTCGTCGCGAAAGTCGTTCACCTGCGTTTCGCAGACCACGACCATGTCACCGGCCCCAAAGCCGCCGCCGCAACCATCGCAGCGCGCGTCCTGGCAGGGATCGTACAGGCGTTCGCACGGCACGCGTTTCTGGCGCATCTTCCTTGGGTACTTCGGCCTTCTTGCCATAGAGAAACTCCACCTCCACGTTGCCCGACAACATCTGAGTCATCGCCACGCGAACACCGGCGCGGAAGCCGATGCCGAGCAGGTCGTCGCTGGACAGCGCCACCACCTCCATCAACTGCGTGTCGGTTGCGGAATCGACCACCGTTTCCCCAAACTCGGTCCAGAGGATCTCCGAGAACTCTTGCAGCACCCCGTCCAGCTTGTCGCTTCGCACTACGTGCAACCCTGTCACGTCAAACCTCCTTGTCTCGCGTGGAATCAAAATGCGATCGAGTCGTCGGTGGGCGGAGGCCCGAAGTCATCGTCCCATCCGGGCTCTCGTTGTCCTTGTGGCGGCGGAGCCTGCGGCTGGCCCTGCGCAGCCTGCTGCTGCGGGGGCTGCTGTCGGCCACCGTTGCCCTGCTGTTGGCCCTGATTGCCGCTCGGCAGGAACTGGAACCCCGTCAATACCACCCGATGTCGGCTCCGTTTCGTGCCGTCCTTCGCGGTCCACTGGTCGAACTCAAGCGATCCGGTAATCAATATGGGGTCGCCTTTCTTGAAATACTTGTTGACCGTATCGGCCATGCCCCCGAACGCCCGCACGTCCACGAAAAGCACTTTCTCTTGCTTTTGGCCATCCTTGGACTTCCACACACGATTCGACGCCAGAGCCGTATCCGTAACCGCCGTACCGCTTGGGGTATAGCTCAACTGCGGGTCTCTGGTCAGCCGCCCAAACAGCACAATTACATTCGTGTCACTCATGCTTCACTCCTTAACACTTGTCTCAAAACAATACCTGGCCTTGCGATGCGTCGCGATGTCAAGCCGAGCCCAGTCACGCCTCACACCGCCCTGTCTGGCTCTATGCGTCGCCGCCACCACGTCTTGTCCGGGGGTGGAACGAAGAACCCATTTCGGTCACTCCAATCGAAGATGTTCTCTATCCACTCCGTGCAGTCCTTGACGCTCATGCCCGTCTTGCTCAGGATGAATCGCACGTCGCCCATCTTCTTGACCAACCACTGCTCGCCCGCCTGGGTCTTGCAGAGCAACTCCGCCTCCCACAGCGACACGTGCATCTCGCGGGCAACCGTCGGGAACACCACCCCATGCAGGTAACGCATCTGCTGTCGGCTGATTTCGCGCTTCTCATCGAACTTTTCGACACGCACCACAAACCGCCGGTGTTTCGCGCACGCCTTGTGGATCGCCGGCCAGTCCGTGGCCGGCTGTCCGTCTATCGTTTCGCCGTAGAAGTCCATCCGTGAACCTCAAAAAACTTCCCTTGCCTTGCGTCGCGTAGCCGCGCCAGGCCCTGCCAGGCCATGCCGCGCCAAGCCATGCCACGCCGCGCTATTTCTGATTCTTCTCCCGCAGAGCCTTCTCGATGTCGTCCACGTGATACACTCGCCTTACCCACGTTGCGCGTAACAGAGAGCACAATGCACAGAACGCCAACAAGCACACGAGCAACACAGCACACATCACCATTCCAGCACCCCCTTCTCTCTCCATTTGATAACCTACTGCTTTGGCCCAAGCCCCCTTAACAGGAGAATCTGTCGCTCTTCGAGCATCATCGCGATGAACGCCTCGACCAGCGTCGCCATCTTCGCGATGTACGACTGGTCGCGGCACACCCTGACAATCAACGGCTCCATCTCGGGGTGGTAGCTGATGAAGTCGCACCACTCGCGGCCCGTCACCCACAGACACCCCTGGACTTGCGGGATGTAGGCGGTAGGCAGCTTCGCGTCGATCAGGTAGGAAACATGAACACCAGGACTTGGACACTTGATCTCGATCAGGCCGTCGTCGCCCACCAGTCCATCCGGCGAACACCCGATCAGCCTGCGTTCATCCAGGAACACAAACCCCGCCTCGGTCACTTCGGCGTCCGCCTCGAACTCGTAGAACGCCCGCGCCTCCGGCTCCATCTCCGTGCCCCGCTGCATCCAGCCCGACTCTTTGACCGACACCGGCTGCGCCGTCAGCCATTCCGCCAGAAGCTCTCGCCGATACGCCACCGCCGACGCGCTTGGCCCGCCGGTCGCCGGCGTGATGATCCTGTCGAAGCAGCTTGCCGTGGGAATGCCTATGCGACATTTTATCCACTCAGCGGAACGTTGCTCGATATCCATTACGATTGACATGAGGCATATCTCCTTCGTCTGTTGCAAGATGGCCGACCATCGTCTTCGCACCATCGCATTATCGTTGTCTCCGACACATTGTTTGCTCTCGCGGCCTCGGCCATAGAAGAGAACGTCACGCCATCAATAGTAACAGCCCACGTATCCCGCCGATTTTCAGCCTGCTCACGATGTGTCGCCCACCTCACGTTGCCAGGGACATAGCCCTTGCTGTTGTCAATCCGGTCGAGGGATGTTCCAGCCGGCCGCTGCCCGACGTGCTCATAGAACGCTTCAAACGAGTCAATCCATTCAGTGAATACGTATATCCCACGACCACCCCATCGCGGGTAATCCCGTCCACGAGGATTCAGACACCTCGCCTTCATTCCAATCCACGCTTGGTACTCAGGTGAGCCTCGCATACCGTGCGTACGGCGAGAGACGTAATCAGTCTTGCATCCACAGTGAGCCTTGGCACCAGACACAACGCGACAAATGGGCCACACTATCTCATTTCCACACACGCATCGCAGTGTTGCGAGTACCCGCTTCTCGGTCGACGTTCGCCCCCCAACAGCCAATACGGTTAAATCGCCGAATTGCTGACCAATAAGCCCGTCGTATCGAGACTCGCAACTAGACACGCTCATCTCAATTTCCTCCTTAGCGTGGCCACGATGGAATCGAACCGACTGGCCCGAATGTCTTCGACGCCTTCGACGCCGGCCCACTTGAGAAATCTCATGCGGTCCGAACCCGTCTCTTTCAGGAGCCGCTCGATCTCCGTCTGCTGCTCCACGGAAATCACCCCGTTCCCGCCGGCTCCCTGGCCGTCGTCGTCCTCTTCCTGCGCCGCCAGACCCAACAGGGCGAACAGCGTGTACCGCTCCAGGTACGTCACCGTGGACCCGATCGCCTGGATCGGATTCTTGTTGCCCGACAGGTCTACCGGAGCACACAGGGACGTGGATTCGCTGTGCCCAAAGGCGTGCGTCACGGTGCAGGTCACCTTCACCATCCCGTCCGGCTGCTCCGTCCGCCAGGAATGGCTCAGCCCGCACTCGCCGAGCAGGGTCTTGATCTGTTCGATCGACTCGCTCAATCCGGCGTGCCGGTAGTTCGTCCGGCCTTTCGCGCTGGTGAAGTCCACCACCCGCGTCTTGATGATCGGCGGGCACTTTGCCCGAAACTGCGCCATCGCCTCCGTGTAGGCGTCCCGCGCCGCGTCCGCTTTGGCCTCTCGCCGCAGGTTCAACAACTCCCGCAGCGTCTCCACCGCCGCCCCGCCCTCGACGGCCAGCGTCACCAGTCGATCCACGTCCGACGTTCTTGCCGCCAACGCGGATTCATCCGGCCGCGTCGCCAGCGTCGTCTCCGTGGTGGCCGCCCCCCCGACCGCCACCGCCGGAGCCTCTATCACAGCACTACTTCGCTTTGCCATTGCTCCTGCCCTTTCGTCTCTGTTTCAATTCGTTCTCCAGGTCCATCAACAGCTTGTCCTGATTCCATTCACCGTGACGGCACAACCACGTGCGCTCCAGGGCGGCGAGAAAATCCCGCACCACCTGTCGCCGTTGATCGGGCCGCATCCGTTTCATGGTCAGCACTCGTAGGGAGTCGCGACGTTAGATCGGCCGCAGAACGGGCAGCGGCCAGCATCCATGTACTGCTCATAGGTCAGCACCCGCTGGCAGTCCGTGCACACGCAGACCAGGGCAAGTCGGGTAAACAGCCGTTCCAGTCGGCGACTGAACCGCCAGAACAATCGTCCCCGCCGCTCCGGCGACAGGTCCGCCCATCGCTGCTGCACGTCCTCTTGCTTGTAGACTTCCGATAGCGTCATCGTCTTTCCCTTTCACTGTAAATAGCGTTGACTTCTATATTGAAGTATATCGGCCATCTATACCTAAGTCAAGAGTGTTTTCCATAAATCTCCATATTTTTTTCAAGGATTCATGGCAAACAAAAGACCCAAGGCCGGAATCCATTCCAGCCTTGGGCAGGGGCAGGTGTTTCGTGTGGGGCCGTCGCATCCATGCTCCGGCCCCCGTCAACGGACTGAAAACAGGCGACTCGGACCCGCCGCATCCGTGCGGTTCGGCTCGCCGCAATCGCCCATTCTGAGGGATCAAGGTGGGCCAAGCGGCGGGCGCGTGGTGCCGCCCGCCCCCTGACCCATAAGGCACGTCATCCATGACGTTACGTCGGCTTGTGCCGCATCCGAGGAAGTTGCTACAGAGTCCCGTCCAAGGACTCCAAGCCCCCTTCCGGTATCGAGCCGGACGCCATCGGAAACGGATAAACCGTGACGCGGGACCATCCCGCAGGGGCTAAAGCGGGCTCGCGGCCCGCCTTCGGAGGAGGATTCAAAAGTTGGGGTTGCCCTGGCCTGGACAACCCCATGCGCGACTGTTACCATTGTAGCCGACCAGCCCGGTATCCAGCAATACGCGCTGCCTACCAATTCACACCTACCCTTTTCACTTGCCAAAGATCGTCACCGACCGTCACGGACGCCCCATCCAGGAGCCGTCACGCGGGGCCATTAGCGGGTGCTGGATTCTAACCAGCGTGTGCGGCATATGAAACCGCCGAGTGGCCATCTACTCTAACCCGCTGAAAATACGGGCCGGTCGCACCGGAGGGAGAGGAAGCGAGATTGGCGAGCCGGCCCGGAACGTGAACTGCCACGGAGGCAGGAGTCTGACAATCGGCGGGTGCCGGAGTGCTTGGCCAGCAAAGACGCACACCCGCCGGAGGAGGCTTGGCAGGGAAATCCCCCATTGACATCCATTGTCCAATCTGCTACAATTCCGTTCGTGTTGCGGAGGGACCCGCCCAAAACCATCAATGCCCTTTTGTGATTGTTGCTGGCCATGTAACACTCCTTTGAATATACATGGAATATACAATGACCCCGTCCGGCGTCAATGGAAAAATATAAAAATTACGAAAATAGTATACCGTAGACACCGCAACTCGTTGTCATGACAATGCTTGGGCGACTCGGGCCTCGGGCGTCGAGGCCCACAGAAGCACGCAGAAGCGTTTGGAGGTGAGAAACATGAAGATCGGCAAAACCACCCTGATCCTGGTCGTGCTTGCGACCGTTGCCGGCTGCGCGAGCAACGCCGAGCGGCTGCTCGCCGCCGGGCACGATCCTGCCTACGTCCAAGGGTTCGACCACGGAGAGTCAAGCGGGCTGTCCGCCGCCGGGCACCCCTACATGGCGTTCATCAAGGATACCCACCGCTACGAGTCCGACAGCCAATACCGCCAGGGATGGGATGATGGCTACAGCGGGGGAAAGAGTCAATACGAGACAATCCGTCGAACCAACTGAAACCGCTTTGGAGGTGAGAAAGGAGAAGGGCCTTCGCGCATTAGGGACAGGCGAGACGTACGAGATAATGGATCTGACGCCGATTCTCTATCTGGATGCGATGGGCACCGTCTGGTATCAGCACACGTATACCGTCCGGGTTCCCGTGGATCAACTTCCGCCCCGCCCCTGAATCGACAGCGCCAGCAGGACCCCCACCAGCCCGGTCAGGATCGATAGAACCAGCGTTGCCCACACCGGCAGGCGGTTGCGCAGCTTGTCCATCGACTCGTCCATGTGCATTCGCAGGGTGGCCATCGCCTTGTCGCTGCTGTTTCGCATGTGGTCCAGGGCCGTCCACTGGTCGTCTACGCATTTCTCCAGTGCCATAATCCGCCTTCGGTTGTCAATCCCAACACCACAGTTCGTGGTCGGGTCCGGGGTACCGTTTCCGTTAGCCATCGGCCATCCTCAAATCGCGTCCCGCTATGCGGTCCAAGGTTCATTTCCAGCGAGTCCGCCTGATCGTAGCCGACGGACACAAATAGATGAAGGTCTTGCCCTCCGGTGGGACCTCTTCGGGCTTGATCCACTTGCCGTATCGGTCCTCGCCGCCGTGCGCCGTCGTGACCTCGTACGTCTTGAACCCAAAATACAATCCATAGGGGCCGATCGCAATCGACACGAACGGCCCGACGAACGGAAACCGCAGCACCCCGGCATCCTGACCGCCTTTCCAAGGGTTCTGGGTGCTGAACGGGATCTTCATGGGTCGCAGCACGTTGCCGCCCACGATATCCAGCTTGATCCCGAAGCCGTGCTCGTCGTACCGCTGCTTGTCGTGGTCGTACCACAGGCCCTGCTCGAACTTCCCGGCCGACAGGCTCACCCCGCGCACGTGCTCACGCGAGCAGCCCGCCAGCGCCAGAACCAACAGCAACCCCAGCGTTCTGATCTTCATTGTGCCAACCTCAGCTTTCTCTTGGCCTGCCAGACTCTCTGCCGGACATCCACCGGCAACTCGCCGTCACCGATCATCTGCGTCAACGGCCGCTCGCTGTCCCGATGATCCAAAAGCCACCGGACCACTTCCGGCTCGCCCCGCAGACGGTGGACGTACGGACGAACCGCCTCGGGCACAGGGTGCAAACGAGGCGGCAACGCCAGCAGCAGTACAACAGCAAGCTCAATCACGGTCGGCCCCCACACAACACCGGAGGACGATTCTGCGGCGTCGCCAAAATGGCAATCGTCCCCGTCCGAGTCAGTGGTTCCTGGTGCGCCATCGGCTGATCGGTGACGGTGATCTGCACGTAATGCACACCGGTTGCCACCGGGGTATACCGCCACATAAAGGAATCCGGCGTGGGGTGCTCCAGGAACCCCCTGCTGGCCGCAAACGTTATCCGGTTGGCGTCCGGGTCGCAGCCATAGCCGTCATAGACCAACTCTCGCCCCACGTCCCCGATCAAGTACGCCAGTAAGGCCGGTTCGCCCGTGTACGGGTCCGCCGGGATCGCATTGGGGTCCACTACAAACGGAACCTCGGCCGGATTCATCCATACCTGCTCCTGACACTGCTGCCCGAAACACAGCGGTGCCAAAACGAGGACAGCAAGGATCATTGCAACGTGCCTCATCTTCATACCCCTTTCATGTAGTCTGTTGGCAGCAACGGCTCACCCGCCTCGCGGATCATCTCGCGTTGCCGCTTTTGTCCCTGTCTCTTCAAACGCATCCGCCGCTTGTCCGCCTCCAGCTTCTTCCACTGCTTCGTCTGCATCACGTTCTCCCACAATTCCTTCTCGATAGCGATCCGGCACGGGTCACGGTCGTCCACCGGATCAAAGTCCTCCAGGTCCGCCAGGGACACCACCGATCCATCGAACGCATCGCGACGCTGTTTGTGCAAGCCCGTCTTGAGGAACCACGCATAATCGATCATCGTCAGAATCGTGAACCGGCCACTGCCTTTAAGTTGATCCACTCTGCGATGCCGCAAACACATCAGCCACCCAAAAGAGACCAAGTCGGCCCTCTCAATCATCCGGTCGGAACGAAAGCCCTTGATCGCTTCGTTGGCACAGTGAATCAGCAATCCGTAGTGCCTGTCGCTCCACTCTCGTCCGTCATGCTTCCTCGGTCGGACGTGCGGTGGCCACGACCACAGCCGCTTCCAAACCTCATGCCGACAGATAAACCACACCATCCCCTTTGCCACGTCGAACCGCTGCGCAATCTGCATCTGGGTCATATCGGTTTCCCGATACAACCGCTCGATTTCGAGAACCTCCTTCTCGGTCAGACGCCGCTTTGCCATCAGTACAGCTTCCAGAACTCGGCGACGGTGTAGACGTTATTGCTGGACGTGAATACGCGACGGCCAAGACTGGTTGACGATACGCTGTTGTTGCGCCTGAATTGCCAGGGCCAGGAGCACTCCCACCAGCCCAGTCAAGATGGACATGGCCAGGGTAGCCCACACCGGCAAGCGGTTGCGGAGTCGCTCCATTGATTCGTCCATGTGCCTCCTGATGTCGTGCAGGGCGCTCCACTGATCCCTGTCAGAGGCTTCCAGTGTCATAATGCGCCGCCTGTTGTCAATGCCGACCCGCAGTTGGCCGTAGGGTCCGGCGTTCCATTTCCGTTTGCCATGCTATCCCTCACCGTTGAAATGCAGGTCTACTATCAATTTCACTTGATGGCCTCTTCGCAGTACATGATTCGATTCTGTGCGTCTCCGGCAGCGACCACGCCCTTGACCTTGAAATAGTACGTGTATGAACCGCTCGACGGCAGGTCGATGCAGGAGAACGCATAGGTCTTCCAGGCATTGGTGATCGCCTGCGTTCCAGACACGATCTCCGTCGTGCCTCGCAGGATCTGCCAGTTGACGACATCGCCGGAGCCGCTGTCGGTCTTGAGTTGCACCTGTATGGTCAGATGCACCACGCCACCGGAAGCGGGGAAGCTGCGAGACTGGATCGTGGCGTAGCTGCTGGTCGAAAACGCCACCGAGGCCGCCGTATTGACCGAGCGAAACACGGTCAGTTCATCGTCGGCAATAGCATCGGCAATGATGGTCCCGGCCTTGACCACGTCGCCCTCAATCACGACCTTGCCGCCGTCCGTCGTGATGATGTTGTACCAACTCGAACCACCGTCATCGCTGCCCTGGATACCGCTGGTACTGATCTTGAGACGGTTGTCGCCGCCGAGACTGAGGATGATCGTGCCGGCAGTGACCGTGCCCAGGTCGGCCACGATAGCCGACAGTTGGCTGACACTGAGGTGCTCGGCCAGGATCGTCGCTGCCTGGATCAACGCGCCGTGGATGATCTTGATGAACTGTGCCGGGTAGAACGTGCCGCCCTCGTTGTAACCGACGATGAACTTGCCCGTGCCCAGGGCGTCGCCGATCGCGTCGGTCCCGTACAGTTGCGTCTTGGTCCCCCCAGCGTTCCAGTAGAGGTACTTCTTGTTGCTGTTGGAGGCCCCGATGGTGTAGTCCGTGCCCTGGTAACGAATCACGAAACTGGTCCAGGCCACATAACCGGCCGACGGGCTGTTGCTCGTGAACGCCCCCTCCCAACCGTTGCGGGGCTGGGGGGTGTCGAGGTTGATCGCCGACTCCAGCGCCGTCAGATTCGCCGCCGACAGCTTCTTGTAGCTGCTGCCGTCCTGGATATTGTCGATGTTGATGTCGCCCTGGTGCTCGGCGGTCACGTCGGCGTCTGGATTGTATCGAGATAGATGGATGTTCGTGACCAGTACAGTGCCGAAACCGGAGGACGCACTGGTGAACAAATCCACCATCACGTACATACAATTCGCCGGGGCCGTCACCACGCCCTTCAACCGGGTCCAGCCTTGCCCGGCTGCCAAAGTATTCGCCGCTACCCATTGTGCCGGGCCCATTGCAGCATTCACGAAACGCGCATAGAGAATGAAGTCATACGAGGATGCCTCTGTGTTCACATCCGCTTCGAGATAGAACTTCTCGCCTGGAACGCATGTGGGCATGGCTGTCGTATAGGGGCTGTACTCAATCACATGACGACTCGAACTCGCCAGTGCCTTTGTCCACACTTGCCCCGTAACATCGCTCAAAGTGATGTTGTTGCCGAACCACGTCCCAAGACTACCGTCTTCAAACGTGGGCTTCTTGACGAGATTCTGCATGTCGAACGGCTGTCCAACAATGTCTTGCCCCCACGTCGCCCCGGCCGTTGCCCCATCCTCGGGCTTGCCGCCGTCGTCTATCACCTCCGACCAGATCGCCGTACCGGAGATACGAATCGGCGTTCCCCACGTTCCACTGCTGGCGTCGGCGGCCACCTTCTGGCTGATCCACACCACGCTCGACGTGACGTTTGTGTGCCATCCACCGGTCGTTCCATCGCCCGTCGGGTCTGACGGTTGCGTGTCGGCAGCGTTGTCGTGGTAGGTGACGAACACACTGAGCCCATCTGTGCCGTCTGTTCCTGCCGTGCCGTCCGATCCATCCCGAACCATCAATTCCCACGCCGTACCGTTGTAGATGTAGGCGTACCCATTGTCGGTGTCGCGGTAGCAGTGGTTAACCACCTCCCAGCTTGGATCGGGAGAGGCCGCGTCGCCGTGCCAGACAATCGAAAGACCATCTTCACCATCAGCACCATTGGCCCCGTCCACACCGTCTACAGTCATCTGATACCACGTACCTGACTGGTAGACGTAGCTCTTGCCATCGGTGGAGTTGTAGTAGGCCCACCCATTCGATGGACTGGCAGGGTGGCTCGCGTAGGTGCCTTGCCAGACGATCGAGGTTCCATCCGTTCCATCGACCCCCGCCGCCCCATCAGCACCGTCTGCCCCATCGACGCCCGCCACGCGGAACGGTGTCCCCCATGTCCCACTGCTGGCATCAGCGGCTGTTTTCTGCGACAACCACACCACCGCAGAGGTCGCGTTCGTGTGCCAGCCTCCCGTGGTTCCATCGCCCGTAGGCGTCGAAGGCGGGTTATCGTATGCGTTGTCGTGGTACGTAATGAAGACGCTCAATCCGTCTGCGCCGTCGGATCCCGCCGCCCCATCGGTTCCATCCGACCCATCGTACACCATCGGCTCCCACGCGGTGCCGTTGTAGATGTAGATGATCCCGTCGTCGGTGTCTCGGTAGGCATGATTCGTTGCAGGGCTTGCCGGCGGACTGGACGATTCGCCTCGCCAGACAATGGACAGACCATCCTCTCCGTCAGCACCGTTGGCACCATCGACCCCATCGGCGGTCATCTGATACCATGCGGAATCGTGGTAGATGTAGCTCTTGCCGTCCGTTGAATTGCGGTAGGCCCAGCCTTCCTCCGGAGAGGCCGGGTGGGCAGTCAGCGTCCCCTGCCACTCCACGAGATAGCCGTCGGGCTGATCGGTAATGTTTACACCCCATGTTGCCCCAACGGTCGCCCCCGCCTCGATATTGTAGAGCTTCACGTCGTCGGACGTCATCAGGACGCCCGGCTGGAAGTACGCCACGCCGCCATCGTTGATGCAGAAGACGTACCGCTCGTAGCCCGCCAGGTCCGCCAGGTCGTCGGTGTGCTGGAGGTATCGCGGGTCGCCGATGTTCGGGTCGAAGTAGATGTACTTGTCCGTCGTGCCGACCGCATCGTCCTCGATCGGACACCAGACGCCCTTGTACTTGATCCCCGCCCCACTGCACGTCCACGTCACCTTGTCCACGCCGTTGCCGGTGAAGCTCAGGCCCTCCCACAGGACCGTGTCCACCGCGCTGTTGCCATCCGCCCGATCCGCCGCCACCGCCTGTGCCGTGGTCGGCAGCAGGCTCGGCGCAATCCCCCCTTTGGTCTGGCTGTAGGTCTTGGCCTCGATCTTCGGCGCTTCCTCGTCGTCGGTGTAGTAGTCCGTCGTGTACTGCGCCGCCTGGATCAACACCTGCCCGTTGCCCGCACGCTCGAAGCCCTTGACTCGGTACAGGTCGATCACCTTGACCTCTTCCCCGAACGTGAACAGGTCATTGACATCCGGCGTGTATTCCCACGTGCCGGAGATCGTCACGATGTCATCGTCGTCCCCGGACACCGACACCACCTCGTACAGCGTCAGCCGCTCCGCTGTCCCATCATGCGTGCGGATCAGCAACCCATAGTCCCCGGCCCCCATCGTCACAGGCTTATCGACCTTCACCCCGTCTGCGTAGACCTCCACAATCCGACCGCCGATAGCCCGTTGGAGGGAGGGATGCTGCACGTACACGATGTCGCCCAGATTCGTGTAGATGGCATCGAGGCACGCGGGAATCTCCACCATGCGCTTCATGTACTGGTTGACCCGAAGCTGCCGGCTGGCGTACCGCCACACCCTTGACCGTTTCGTGTGCCCGAAGCAGTCCAGACTCGCCGGGATGTCCTGCGCCGCCCCCTGCAACGGTACAGGCCAGGATTCTGCGCCGTAGTCACCCGTTTCGTCGTAGAACTCCGCATCGTAGACCGTCGCCGCCTCCGATGTGTCGATCCACGTCTCACTGAACCCCTCTCGCAGGTTCGAGACGTTGAACATCTGCACGGGCGTGCCCGGCTTGTCGATCACCACGCCGATCTGGTTGCCCCGGAAGTACGGCATCGCACAGGCGCTTCTGAGCACGCGGATAGCCTGATCCCACGTAGACCCCTCTTCATCGAAGACGCCGTTGAAGACAAACCGCTTCTCCGTCCCCCCGGCCTCGTCGGACACCATCGTGTCGCACCAGTCCGCCAGGGCCACAAAGTCGTCGAGCACCAGATAGCTCGGGTCCAGTCTCCGGTACGACTCCACCGCATACGGCACCGAATCGCCATTGCCCTTGATAACCGGACGGGTCAGGACGTCATACGCCACCCACGCCGGATTGTCCGACCACTCGATGCTCCAGGTGGAAGTCGCATCGTCGTACACCCGGACCAGCTTGCCCTTGATCTTGACGTAGTAGTCGATCGCGCCGGAGATGTACTTGCTCGCTGCCGCCCCGATAGCGGTGTATGCCAAACCAGGGTGCTTCTGTGCCGTGGTGAACGCACACTGGATGCAGTCGAAGTAGAAGTCGTCGGCGTGGTCGTGGTGCCGACTGTTGTTGCGGGTCACCCCCACCTCGTAGGTCGTCCCCGCCACCAGCGTAAATGCCGATCCGCCCGTGTAGGTCTCGTCAAACCACCGATGAATCCGTACCGGCTGCTTCGTGTCTCCCCAAATCTCTTCATCGGCCAGCGTGTGCCACACCCCACCCGCTTCGCGAATGCGGATCGTCGCACCCACCATCGTAGCTGCGTGGTCGCCGTCCTTCTCGATCCTCGTGAACCCGTTCGGGAACCGCAGCACCACCGCCGCCCGGTCACACTTGACCGCCGTGAATGTAGTCGTGACTTCGTTGGCCCCTCCCGTTGGGTCATCGCAGAGCTGGTTGACCGGAATCTCGAACGCATCCGGCACGCTGGACGCCGCCTGATCGTCTGTGCCAGTGAAGTGCTCCAGCACGAAGTCATCGGAGCCTGCGTATTGCTGCGGGTCTTTGCCGTTCAACCGCTCGGTGCCCGCCACCACCCCGTCAATCGGGCCGTCGCTGTAGGCGATCTTCAACCAGTACAGATCGGTGGCATAGTCCACCTGGGTCTCTTTGTTGAACCAATTGATTTCCGTGACGATCTCGCTGGTCGCGTAAGAGCAAATCACGTTGCCCCTAACCCCATACGTCCCGTAGACCAAGGGCACAAAGCTGCCCACCCGCTGCGTCGTCACCGGGTCCCAGGTGTAGTGCTGACTACGGTCTTTGGAGCCCTCGCCCGGCCCCACCAAGGCATTGAGCGCCAGCGCGCCGCCCATCATAATCGCCGCCTTCGCCAGACTGTAGGTCATCATGGTCGATGAAGTGGCGGTCCCGGCAGCGATGGAGGCAGAGGCCGTCGGTCCCATCAGTGCCGCAGCAGCGTACGGAGCAAGCACGGCTAAAGCAACCATCCCTACCATCATCAATCCCTGCTCGCCCTCTCCCATGATCGGTCGAATCACAAGCTGATTGACCGGACCCGGCACCAGGTCCCAGTCGGCCGGATCGACCGCCTCCCCTTCCAGGAACGCCTGCACCTGGACATCCCGGCCCTCGGTGATGTCCTGTTCGATGATTTGGCGTAAGCTGCGCCCATCGCACCGCACGAACTGCCACGCCCGCTTGGTGGTCATCGGCGTGAGCATGATGATCGTTTCGAGGTAGCTTCTGGGCCACCAGTACCCGTCGATCGTGTCCCGCCACGGTCTGCGACTCAAAGGCTCGGCAATCACCTTGCCCGCCGCCCGGCCCGGACAGTGCAGGAACAGGTTGTCATTCGGCAACACCGCGCCGATGTGCGCATTGAGGTCTTTGCCCGAGAACGTCACCAGCGACCAGGGCCGCGGCCAGTCCAGTCGCACGTAGTCAGTCTGCTGCTGCTCGTACACCGGCCGGGAATCCTTGGGGTCCACCTTGCCGATCTCGGGGATGTCGACACCGATCCGCCCCATGAACGCCTTGACCAACCCGTAGCAGTCGTAGGCGTCCGGCCCCGTCGCCATGCGCCGGTAGGGTTTGCCCAGGAAGTCGGCGAGAATCGCGTCAAGCTCTTTCTGCGTGAACCGGATCATGCGTACCGCACCGCCTCTCTCCGCAGGCTCAACGGGCCTCCGTAGTTGCCGGGGAACATATCTCTCGCCACGCAGTCATCCGGGTTGCGGTTGCACGTGGTCAACGCGCCGGTGTACCCGCACCGCGTAGACTTGAACTTGTGCCGACAGGAATGGGGATTGAACCGATCCTCCGGCACCCGATACCGCACGGACGACGACACCCCCAGCATGAACGACACATCCGGCCAGCGGTTCTCCGTCCCCACGATGGTCATGCTCACCGCGTCGTCACTGTAGTCCTCGGCCAGGTAGTCCGTGTTGACCTGCACAAAGCTGATCGTCCCTCCGATCAAGCCGCTGGACGTCCGCATGTAGTCCTGGAGCGCATACCCGACGTTGGTCACGGTCATGGTCAACTCGGGAATCTCCCCCTCCGAGCCGCACGTAAACCCGCCGATGGAGAAGTTGAACGCCGTGTACGTGTTCCCACCGTAGCTGACGTCTTCGGTGTTGGCCGCATACCGCAGCGTCGGGCCGCCCGGCAGCGTCACCGTCAACAGCCACACCCACGCCCCCGGCTGGGAAAGCTGGTTCTTCAGCGCCGTCAAATTGGCTGGCATCTGTGGCATTACGTGTACGTCCCTATCGCCTCAAGGAAGTTGATCTCCACCCGCCACGTGGCCTGCCCATCGCCTTCGAGGGTGGATTTCGGCTTGTCCGTGAAATGCACGAAGTACGCCGTGCTGTTGGTCGGGTCCGTGAACTTGATCGGGATCGCGCCGCACCCGGCGCTGTCTTCCCAGAATGCGTCCAGGGTCTCCTTGTTCGCGTTGCTCAACTGGCTGTAGACAAACGACCACCGCAGCGGAATCTTGGTCTTGGTCTTGACCACCAGATAGGCCCCGTCCTCCAATGGACTGCGCTGCGTTGGGTCCATAGCCGGCTCGCGGACAAAGCCCTCTTCGTCCGGGTTGACGCCGAGACTGGGATACACAGGTTGCGCCATGGGCTACCTCCGCCGATTCGCCCGCGACATCGGGCCGTTGTTGCGCTTGTCCTTGAGCACCACGCCCACGATCATCCGTCGCCCGTCGAACTGCACCTCGGTCTGCTGTGCCTCCACCTGGGCGGACGACTGGTTCTGGATGTTGAACACCGGCTGCGGCAGCACCGTCACCGGCGAGACTCCCGCTGGTAGTACCGTTTCGTTCTTCTGCAAAATCGCCGGGTACTCGTCCCACCGCAACCCGTTGTGTAGCCGTGGAGCACCGGCAAAGACGCTCCACGGAACATCCCTCACGGCAGATGGCGATGTCCCAACCCGCCACCCACTGTGCGCCACCGGCGTCTGGTAGCTGATGTCCGTCGCCCCCATCGGCACATCCGTCGCCGCCGGCGTGCCACCGAAGTAGTCCACGAATGCCCTGCTGATACTCCTGGACAACGGCTCTGTGATCTGCTGGCGGAGGATCATCCGGGCCACATCTCTCCACAGGGCATCCAGCGCCTGCCGGGCATCCTGCGCCCCCACCGCGATGTCCTCGAAGGCCCGCCCCCACGTATCGCCGAACTGCTCCCCCAAATCCACGAGCCGCTTGCGCTTCTCCAGGCGGTCCAGTTGTTCCTCGTACTCCACCAGTCTGGCTCTGGCCTCAGCGGTCCCGTTGCCGTACGCCTCCATGACCGCCGCCTCGTACTCCACCATCTTCGCGGCCCGCTCATGGCTGTCTTCCAGGCGGCCGATGATCTGCATTTCCTTGACCAGTTCGGCATTGAGCCGCTCCACCTTGTCGCGGGCGTCCAGTGTCGACTCGGACAGTTCCTCCATCCCCTCGCCGCCGATCAGGCCCCCTTCCCGCACCCGTCGACCGTAGGTGGGCATCCCGGTTTCCACTGTCGGCTCGGGGACACCCCCCGGCAAGCCGCTCGCGCGATCCCTCAGATCGCCCATCTGCCGTGCGGCATTCTGCCGCGCGTATTCGTCCATCAGTTGCTTGGCGAACAGCTTGTCGTCGGGGTCGTAGAACACCCGCTTTGTCGGCAGCTTCGCGCCAGGAACGGCCCCCATTCCGCCAAATGGGGCCGCACCAACCGTTGGAACATCGTGATACCCTACCAGGCCACCAGTCGCCCTCTCGTAGTCACGCTGAAACAACGCCTGCTGGTCCTTCGGGAGCATCAGGTACTTATCCCGAAACGACTTGTCAGCGGTATTGAGGCGGTTCATCGCATTGATGATGATCTCCACGCCCTCGACAAAATCAGTAGACCACCTCTCCAGATACCGCTGATTGTCCTTCACGAAATCAGCCATTGCCTTGGAACCGCGTGCCAGCGCCGGCGCGAACGCCTCGCCGATCGTCACGCGGATGTCCTTCATGGCCTCTTCGTACCGCTCGAATTGCTTGGCCGCTGTGTCGGCCATCTTGCTGTAGGCTTCCAGGTCCGCCCCAGAGGACTCCATGATGTAGCCGACATCCTCCGCCACGCCCCCCGCCTGCTCCAGGGCCACCGCCAGACCCGTCAAACCACGGCGGTTCTGGAAGATCGCCGCCAGTTGCTCGTTGCTCGCCTTTGCCAGTATGCGCAACATACCCGACAACTGCTGGGCGTGCAGCGTCGTGACATTCATCTCGAACCCAAGCTCCGCCGCCGCCTTCTTACCTTCCTCTGTAGGCTTTCGGAAGGCGTTAATCAGCGCCCTCAGCGATGTCACCGCAGTCGGCGCTCCCAACCCGCCCCTGGTCAGCGTCGCCACCGCCGCCAGCAGTTCCTCCAGGGACACCCCCGCCGACGCCGCATCCGCCGCAACCATGCCGATCTCGGAAGCCAGATCCCCAAAGACCAGTTTGCCCCGCTGGACCGTCTCAAACAGGTCGCTCGACACCTTGCCCGCATAGTCCGCCGACAGGCCGTACGAATTGAGGATCGTCGTAATCGCATCGCCCGCCACCGCCGTCGTCGTCAATCCCGCCTGCGCCGCACGCGACGACACGGTCAACACATCCATTGCCTTGGAGGCGTCAATCGACGCCGACAGGATGTCGTACAGGCCCTTGCTCAGGGTCTCGGTCCCCTCACCGAACTCAATCGCCAACTCGCGAATCTGCTGCTTGTACGCCGGCAGGTACTTCATTGCCCCGTCGCGATAGAGCATGGTCGAGACGTTGGCCATCTGCCGCTCGAACGCCGCAAAGTCCCGCACCGACTGCTTGACCGTGCCCAGCGTCTTGTACGCCAGATAGAGTCCGCCAAGGTTCTTCGCCAGCCCTGCCACGGCCACAGCCGCCTTGGTGGCCCCACCCTGAACCGCCGTGGTCGCCCCCGTAAACGCCGCTGCGCCAGTGACAGCGCCGGTCGAATCAATTTTGAGGCTTAGCGTTTCTTCCCGAATGTTCCCTTTGGCCATGCCACTGCCTCGCTATCTCGTCCAAACCGATGACCAGCTCGAGAAACACGATTCGCTGCCCCGTCTCCCGGATGCCCGCGAGATCGAGGTACGCGCAGACATCGGCCACCGAGATCGGATTGGCCCCGAACCCTGCCTGCCTCTGCTTGGACAGCACCAGAAATCCATCATAGACCCACGCCCACTCTTCCCGCAGTTGCGGCCTGCCGTCCCATGCCGGCGTCGGCAGGCCCTTGGCCGCCCGTTGTCTCAGCGTCCCGATGTATGGCCCCCACTGGAGTTGCCATCTCAGGACGTCGCCGAGTTTTTTTCCGCTTCCCGGACCTGCTCCTTGCGGAAGTTCTCTTCCTCAAGGGATTGCATGAAAACGAAGTTCCACAGCCGCCACAGTTCCTTGTCCCGGAACCACTCCAGGGCCGTGTCGCTCGAATACGGGATCGGCTTGCCCTCGTCGTCCTCGACGCCCTTCCAGTCCAGCAGGATCGTCTGGGACGCCGCCTCTTTCTGCACGTCGATCCGCTGCTCGTCCGTCAACTCCTTGGCATCGAGCAGCACCTTGCGCTGTTCCAGGAGCTTGCGGTACGCCTCCTGGCACCGCTCGTTGTTCCAGCGGGCGATCTTCAGGACGATGTCGCCCGCATACGGAACCCATGCCCCCTGCAACTCCTTGTCCAAGTCCGCGCGTATGGCGCTCAACTTCATGTCCCACACTCCTTCTCGATTAAGCCACGGGGAAGCGTGCGATCCGCATCGTCACGTCTTCCGTGGCATGTGCGTAGGCCGCCCACGACAGGGTCATCATCACATCGTCGTCGGCCCCAGGAGCCGGCCGCTCGCCCGCCGTGTACTTGACTGCTGGCAGGTCGATGATGTAGCCGTTGCCCTTCGGGTCTTGCAGCAGCAGCGCCAACGCTGTCGCCGTGCCATTGAGATACTTGTCGTAGATCGTCTTGCTGGCGTAGTACGCCTCCAGCGTCCCCGAGACGATGCACCGGCCCGTCCCAATGCTCAACACGCCCGAGCTTCCCACAATGGCCCGCTGACGCAGGTTGTTGTTCAGGTTCAGGGTGAACGACCGAATGCTCATGGCCGTCTGGTTCTCCAGCAGGTTCTGGACATCCAGCGCGGTCATGTGCTCGGTGGTCGTCGCCGCGTCGTACCCCGCACCGCCCGACGCCGTCTCAGAGCTTTCGCTGGACCCCAGGAACTCCAGGCCCCCGGTGATCTCGCCTTCCACTGGGATATTCAGCGACAGGCTGTTAATCGCCATTCCCAGGAACAGCGAAAGCTCAGTGGTCAGGTCCACATACGTCCGCTCGATGTTGAAGGTGCTCAGGCTGGTGCCGTTGACGATCGAGCCGCCCTGGGCGATGGTGATCCCGGTCGCACTGGCCTCGCTGACCAGCGTGCCGCCAGAGACGGCGATTTCCGACGTACTGCCCGTCACCACCTTGAAGTAGCCGTTGTTTGCCGCCGTCGTGAAACCGGACACCTTGATCCACTCCCCCACCGTCGGCGCAGTGAACGTGCCAGTGAACTTGTTGCCCGAGGCCACAGCAGATACAGTGGCCGCCGTCGCCACCGCCACGGGAGAGGCCCACGCCGAATCCAGCAGAGCCGCCACCAACAGCGCATCATAGGTGCCATAGCTCAGCTCGAAGTTGATCCCGCCCGACGCCGTAATCCTCGACCGGCGAATCGACGTGATCTGCCGATCCGACCGAATCTCGTTGCTCTGGGACGCCGCCACATCCTGCTTGAGGCTCTCGCCCGTGATCCGCAGAACCTGCAACTTCTTGCCGGTCTCCTGGACCCCGAAACTCGACTCGGCCACGTATGCCAGTTGAACTCTCGATGTGTCACTCATATCGTTTCCCTTCTACGCCTGGTGCTCTGCCTCGAACGGGCAGATGACATTGATTTGATACCGTCCTTCTTCCAGCCCCACTGGCTGCTGGTACGCCGTCAGATACCGCACGCCACCCGCCGACACGCTCGTAAACGCCTCCACGATCGCATCGGCCATTTCGATCAACTCCCCGTCCCCCTGTCCCGCCGGCCCGAACAACTGCGCCACCGCGATGCCTGACCGCCGGTAGTTCTTCACCCCCACCGTCAACCGCTGCCCCGCCGAATCGTGGATGTAGAACCGGCACCACATCGCATTGTCCTGTGGAGCCGTCTGGCCGTCGTTGGCGTACAACGTCGGCAAGCCCTGCCCATCCTCGATCAGGGTCTGGAACCGACTGCGAATCGCATTGTGAATCTCCGCGTACGTCACCGGAACATCCTCTTGGCTTCTTCAATCGTGCGGGCCATCATGTGGTCCCCGGCAAACGACCCTCTTCCATCTTCCAGGAACACGATGTACCGCACGTTGTTGGTGACATAGGTCACACTGAACGGCCGAACCTGAGCAATCGTCGTCAGCCCTCGTTGAATGGTCGACTGCCCGTCCTTGTCCGTGGTCAACAGCGCCGCGGCCGGGCGGTTGTTGTTCTCCACCTGCCAGTTGCCACGCGCCCGCCCCGTTCTGACGCGGGTCTTCATCACCAGACTCTTCAACGCCTCCATCGCCACCTTCTGGTGAATCTGCCGAACCTTCTCGGGGACATCCACCGCCGCGAAGTTCCTCAGGGACAGGTTGAACTCGTTTGCATTCATGCGACCGCCTTCACACCCAATTCGTACAGTACCACCGAGCCCTTGTAGACCACCGGCTTGACAGTCACTACCGTCCATGTCTTCGACGCATACACCACCTCCATCAACACCTCCGGCGTGAAGTCCAGTCCGGACGCCGACAGGTACAGCAGCATGTCCGCCCATCCCGGCACCTTATCCTTGCGGGCCTCTTCGACTACCTTGTGCGTATGGGCCGTCGCCGTGCCCATCGTCCGCTTGCCGGTCGTCGGGTCATACTCGGAATCGCCGTACTCGTTGAACACGGCATCCGCCCCGTACTCGCCGATCAACTCCAATGTCATCGCTGCCGTGATCGCCATATCAGCCTCGAATGACCCTGCCGCCGGCCTCGATCAACCCACGCATCATCGCATCGACCCTGGGGTATTGGTACCCATGCGGCTTGCCGCCCACGTAGGTCTTGCTCTGGGAGATCGGCCCCACCGTGACGCTCTCCGATGCGATCTCGCCCGGTTGCGTAACGACGCCCAACAGGTCGTCTCCCAGCACCACGCGCAATGCCAGTTCAGCACAAGCATCTTTGAGTTTCTGGGGCAATGAAGAGGAATCGAGCACATACCCATCGTCGCCCTCCACGGAGTACCTGGGCCACGCCAAGGCTTGAGACGCACTGGCCTTGCAGCCCCGCCACCGTCCTTGATACGCAGCATCGATGTACTGCGTTGCCACGATCAAGGCATTCTGTTTGATCGTCTCTGTAGCCGACGACCAATCCGATGACCGTGTGTAGTTCGCATGGTACGTGTCCGCGTTGGCCACAGACAGATAACTGTTGGCCGTGCTCAGACCTGTTCCATCCTCGACCGCAAACACGGTCACGGTAGAGATAGGCGTACCTGTTCCCGTTCCGCTCATTCAGTCACCACTTCAATGTCGGGATTGGTGAATGCGTACCCGCTCTTTCGTCGGAAAACGTAATACACCCCTGGAGTCAGATAGAACGTCGCCTGGCCCAGTTCGTCCGTATGGTCGCGAGCTACAATGTTGCTGCCGGCCGAGTCAGTGCAGGCCCAAACCTCGCATTCGGCGAGGGGGACCCCCGTCGTCGAATCCGTCACCGTGTACGTCCAGGCGTGTCCGCCGCGACCCACCGCCGGAGAAGACCACGTGGAGATGTACTCGGTGTAAACCAGATTCAGCCCGCCCGACTCCTTGGCGTAGAGGCTGTAGGCCGCGCCGTACACCCAGGCGTCCGCCGCTATCTCGATCTGCCAGCACGCTCCACCGGCGTAGGACATCTCTCCACACGAGACCTCCGTCTCCGACCAGTCGGAGCCGTCCCACCACTTGCCGGTGTTCTCCCCTGCCGTACAGAGCAGGAACGCCTCTGCCGTGCCCGAGACGATCGGGTCTGCCGTGGTCTTGCTGACCACGTCGCACTGCACCGTATTGGCCTGTCCGGGAATCACCTGCTGCATGCGCCACCTCTACGAAGTCATCCGAAACCACAGGATTACGCGCCGAGGAAAGTGACGTTCCACGTCACGGCCAGGGTGTCCGACGCGCCCTTGTTGATCGCACCGTCAAACACACTGATGGCAAACGTGTGCGTCGCATCCGCTTCGCCGGCGTCGGTCGTGTTGTCCACAAGCGCCACGCGGTTGATATCGGCGTTCGTGCCTTCCCCGGCTGCCCATAGCCTGCGAAACTGTGTGATGTTGGCCGATGCGCCTTGTTTGGGCGTGCTGTCATCCAGCGCCTTGGCCGAGCCGGACACATAGTCTCCCGCTGCGATGTAGCTGCCCGCGCCGCTCTTGGCCGCCTCCGTCGTCGCCGTCCCCAGCTTCATGCCCCAACCAGAATAGGCTGCCGAGTACAGCGCCGCCGCCGCCAGCGCGTCGCCCTTGTCCGTTACAATGTTGTGCGTCACCGACCGCTGTTTGAGGTTGCCGTGCTTGTCCCGCAGTTCGGCAATGACCTCGCCTCGCATCGTGAATCGTGCTTTCATCATGCTGCCTTTCCAATGGAGTTTCATCGACCTTTTCGCAGAATCAGGAAGGCCATTGCCGCCTGAACCAGACCACTGAGGAAATGCTGCTCGGAGTCCGTCACCCCCATCGAATCGTCCAGACGGCGCACCACGCCGGAGACCCGAAGAATCGCCTCGATTACCCCCACTCCCTCATCGCAGGACCGCAGGAACCCCACCAGCCGGGCCACCTCATCGGAGATCCCCAACGTGTCCGCGATCATGTAGAACCGTCCCCGGCTCGCCACATCGGTCAACCCTTCGACCTCGGCAATCACCCGGCTGACGGCAAATAGCCTGGTCACCGAATCGCTCGTCGCCACCGATTCGGTCAGGACTCGCAGAGCTTCATGTACCTGCGACCGCGAGTCCGTCGCACCGACCACGTCACTGATGATCCGTACGAGGACCGCCACGCCCTCCTGGATCATCTGGTCGGTGACGCCCAGGGTCTCGTCGATCGTCCGCAGCACCGCCCATGCAGAGGCGTAGTCGTCCGCCAGAGACATCGAGTCGGACTGCGCACGGAGGTACCCTACAGCCTTCGACCACGACGACGACAGCCCCATCGTCTCGGCAACCGCCATTGACCGGGCCATTGCCGTACCATCGGTGATACCAAGAGAATCCGTCACAACGCGCAGACACACTGACAACCGCTGCGCCGCATCGGCTATCCCGATCCCGTCCAGCACTCCCCGAACCACCACGGACAACCGCACTGCCTCATCTGACAGACCCATCGCATCACTGATCGTTTTGGCAATGGCGGCCGTCGCCCCCTCGATCATCTCGTCGGACAGCCCCACAGACTCGGACTTCGTTCGCAGGTACGCCACCACCCGTCCGATCTCGTCGGCCGCCCCGATCTCGTCGGCCACGACCAGCATCCTGCTGAGAATCTGACCATCGGTGACGCCCTCGGCGTCGCTGATCGTCCGCAACAGAACCGACAGGCACCCCACCGAATCGACCAGCCCAAGCGAATCCGCCACCTGTCGCACGGCAACCGACAGCTTGCTCTTGGCGTCCGTCAATCCGACCGCTTCATTAAGCCCGCGAACAATCGCCGCCGACGCCGACTCGGCGTCTTCAATCCCCATCGCATCCGACAATGTCCTGAGCAGCGACGAGACAGAAGAGGCGTTATCCGACAAACCCAGCCCTTCCGCCACCGACCGGATCAACGACGCCAGATTCGATCTGTCGTCCACCACCCCCATCCCGTCATTGATCGTGAACGAGTAGTCTGTCCCAGAGGGTGCGTCCAGCACCGCTCCCCACCACTCAATCACCGGGCGGCGGAAGCCCTGCCACGGGTCCGCATAGAGGCTGGCGATTTCGTTGGGGGTGAGGGCACGGTTGTAAACAGCCGCGAACTCAATCACATCATACTCTGTCAATCCCTGTGCCCCCGAGTATGCTGATCCACCGACAGCAAGAACGTCCACAGAACTATCAATACCAGTAGAGGCTGTACCCTCTACCATGAATGAACCGTTCGTATACAACAATCGTGACGTGGCAGACGCGAAGACACCAACGACAACACGTCGTTGCAGTTCCGGGGTTAGGTAAGGCCCCATACTATAGTTTTGTGAGCCACCTGCAAAGCGTGCGTACATCCCGGGCCGGTCATAATCACTGGTGGTATAATTCGCCAGAGTCAGTTCATAGCGGGTTCCATAATCCCCACTACCAAGGCCGATGAGTGCCCTTAGTACATTTACCTCTTCAGCAGTAACACGCGCAGCAGCAACCAACGTAAATGGATAAGCTGTAATCGCGGTGAATGGGATGTACATCCAATTTGTGCCATCAGCCAAAAGGCACACCCCGCATTGTGGGTCTACAACCCGCGTCCAGCCGCTCGGCACAGTCAGATGTCGCCCATTCCCGCTCGCATCACGTACCTGCGCCCCCGCCCCCTCGTTCATGGGCCAGCAGCCGACGAGACCGTCGTTGATGGGCAAATGGGGATTGAGCGGCGTGCCGAGAGGCGGCTTGATGCGTTTGTCAAACGTGGGCAGGATCAAGCTCATCTCACGTAGCCGCCTGAATGTCCGGATAGATTGGAGTCAGCGTGATCGAGCACGCCTTGCTCGTGGCATTGAGTGTCTTGGTGGCAGAGGCGTTCCAGACACCGAGATTCACATATCGACCGACGATCTCCACGATGTATGATGCGTAAAACGTCTGGTCTGCCGCCACCGAACACACCACCTGACCGACGAACCGGAAGTTGTCGAACTTCGTTTCCGGCGTCACATCCCCATCCGAACTCAGATCCCGCCCCGTTGCCTCACTGTCGCTGAGATAGATGCGACAGACGTCCCCGAGAGTCGGGGTTTCCACCCACTTGATTGCCGCATCCATGAGATAGGTCGTCGCCCTGGCGGCCGCTCCACGATCCCACTGGTTGGAGACCTGGCCGTTGCCAGCCGCCACACCATCCTTGAGGGTAAACGTCACATCCCCATCGGCGTCCTGGAATACGACGGGCGTCCCTGCCTTGGAGAGGATTGCGTTCGTTGCCATCTCTATTCTCCCGTCGCAAATTCGTTGACGTTGACATCCACGACGTACTGAATCGTCGAATCGGCAACGCCATCCGTATTGGCGGCGATGTCACCATTCTCCAGAACACGAGGCAGCATCTTCCGGGCCTCGGCTGTGGCGTCCGCCTGAACAGCCTGCATCCACAAGAGCCGATTGGCATGATTCTCCGTCGCCGGGTCTTCAATGCGGATATAGGCCGCTGTCTTAAGACACGCACCCTCCACCCGCCTCAACAGGGTGCCCTCACCGCGATACGCCTGGCTAATTTGTAGTAACGACATGGTTCACCTCAATTCCCATTGCCCATGTAGTACACCGTAACCGCTACTTGCTGCATATCTCTGCCATCAGCCGCCCAACAGCCACTTGACAATCATTGCCCCGGCGGCCCCGCCGCCGCCCGTGACGCCGAAGACCATCAACGCCCCGACGAGCAGCCGCTTGGCGCCGAACAGGTCTTTGACCACAGAACAGGTCGCCGCATGATGCTCAATCGCTTCGCGAAGCGCCTCTTTCTGCGACCGCTGCATTTCGGCCGCAAATTCCCCGGCGATCTCCTTGGCGATCAGCCGCACCGTCTCTCGGTCGTCGGTTGTCAACGCCATCATCACTCACCTGTCGATTGCGATGTCAGGACTCGCCTTGCGCTGCACGGTGCGCAGCGCAAGGCGTAGTGTCACACACAGCGGTCACCGACGCGATTAGGTGTCGATGGACAGCAGATGCCCGAAGTACGGGTCGCAGATGAACTCGCCCACATACTCGCGGACGCGGAAGATGTCGCTCTCGGTCTGCTCCTCGCGGTACTCGACGACGGTCTCCATGCCGTTGACCAGCACGCCGGCCGGGCCCATCCAACGCACGGTGCGGCCCAAGCCGGGCATCGCCAGCGATCCGGATTGCCGCTTGAAGATCAGGGCGTAGTCGTCGGACCAGATGTCCGTCATCGACGCGGTCTGCCCCTCTTTCGATGCGTTGTAGACGCCGTCGGCGACGAAGAT